ATGTGGTAGCCCTGGGCATAGATGCGGCCACGCTTGTCCACCTTGTTGGTCAGGTAGATCTCGTTGCCGCTGTTGATCATGAGTGCGTAGATCTCATGGCCCTTCTGCTTGAACTGATGCCACTGGTCGATGGCAGCACGCGCAATTTCAGCAGCTTCTGCTTCGGTGATGTGCTTGCCTTTCTCCAGTGCATTGGCCATGGCCCACTCGACAGTGAATTCCTTGGTCGGGTTCTCTTCGAGGTTCTTCAGCAGATCAACGTCCAGCTTCAGGCGCACCTTGTTGAGCTTGTTGAGCACGTCCAAACAGATGTCGCCATCGTGGTGGTTGCCCTTACCCAGGATCAGACTGCTTTTCTCGCTGAGGTAGCCTGAGCAGTAGTTGGTGGTGAGGTCCAGTGGCTCCACCACCATGGGAGGCAGGTAGGCGCTGTTCTCGATGAACTGCTTCAGCTCTGCGCTCAGCTCCATGCGTGACACCAGCATGATGCTGGCTTGTGGGCTGGCCTTGGTGATGTCGAACACATCGGTCTCACTGAGCACAGCGAGGATCTCACTGCACGTGGTGATGGCTGCCTTCTTGTCATCGAAGCCGAGACGGCCTGCGATCTGCGAGCAGACACTGGTGAACAGCGTTGGCTCACTGAAGTAGGCAACACCGATGAACACCTGGGTCACCAGCTCGGTGAGATCGAGCTGCTTGAGCTGATGCACACGCTGCTGCTTGGAGTCGTAGTACAGACCTTCGCAGAACTGCTCCAGCAGATGCACACCCTTGGCCACCTTCTCGACCAAAGGGTCACAGGCAAAGATCTCGTCACGGATCTTGGTGTCGATGAGCCTGCGGCTGTAGCGAGATTCGATCCACTCTTGCTTGACGACTTGGAGCATGTTGTCCATGCGATTCCCCTAGTAGTTGACGATGATGAGTTCTTTGTTGAGATCACGAATGGTCTCAATCATGTGCTGAGTGCCTCTGGACTTACCGTCCCAGAAGGCCACGAGACCATCTGCCATGCGGCCCATCTCAGCGTTGCGTCGATAGCCTGCACTCTTGCCGTACTTGTCCCATTCAGCGGGGAACTTGTAGAGCTTGAGTTCATTCAGCTCAGCGAACTGAGCACCCATGGCATCAGCACCACGTGCCATGCCACTGACGATCTCAATGGTTGGCTGGTTGTACTTGAGCATCACGTGACGAACGGTCTCTTGCATGTAGAGGTTGAACACGTCTACGTTGCTGAAGCCTCGACTGCCTGCGACGATGAGCTTGAATGTTTTCATTGGTTTCTCCTGTACTCCGCTACATGCGAAGCCCAGTTCCTCCGCGAAGCGGCAAGTAGGCGAGAGGAAGGGCGGGAAGAAACAAGCACAGCAGGCAAGCAGTCCGATGAACTGTCTGTCTGCTCTGCTGGTGTCTCGATTGGTGGTGGAAAAAACAAAGCCCCCACCCCGTGAGGGATGAGGGCTGAGTTGAGAGGCAGGAGTTACATGCCGGGCAGTGCGAACCGCTTGCCATCGGTGCGGACTTCGCGGAAGTCGATCACGAGCTGGCTCAGCAGGATCTCGATGGGCAGCATGTCGCGATTGATGACCTCACCGGTGTCCGGATCCTCGGCTTCCACCGGCACCGGCTTGTTGGCCTTCAGCCAGGAGAAGAGAGCAGCCTCGTCCGGGTTGCTCATGCGCAAGGCAATGGCACCCAGCTTGGTCTGGCCACCTTCCGCCTTGGGCAGGTAGAGGTTGATGAAGCCGGCTGCCTTCCAGTTGTCGTTGGCGACTTGCTGGGCGTTGTTCTTGGTGTTGACGTTGAAGTTCATGTTGGTTTCCAGAGAAGCCCGTAGGCGAGTTGAGGGAGAGGAGAAGCCACCACGGCCTGTCCCATCTCCTGTCCGAAGGACAGTGGTAGAGAGCAGACCAAGTAGGAAGGAAGCAGAGCTGTCAACCCCTACACCACGAGCGATGAGGATTGTGAGGGTGTGAGTGGAGAGCTACACATGCCCTTACAAGTCAGAGCTAGTAGCTTGACAAGGTAGGGAGAACTACTCAGCATCTACTTTAGTGAGTATCGGCGGAGTATCGGTATGACAGAAAAGCTCAAAAAGCGTCGGGACGACGCATGTTGAGATGAGTAGAGATGAGTAGTAGAGATGGAGATAGTGCAGATGTAGAGCTAGATAGCTCAGATGTAGTGCACTGACTCCCATCTGGACTCTCTCTACAAAAACCTGCAGATAGAGATTCAGTTGAACTGAGATAGGAAGAGAGAGCTCCGATCTCTTTCTGTTCATACTGGACTATCTCAGTGTGTATGGTGTGTATGGTGTGTTTAAGGGCTAAGCTACACTCTTCTTTATAAGAAGAAAAAACCTCCCCTACCCGAAGGTAGAGGAGAGTTGGTTACTCCCGAGGGAGAGAAGACCTGAGATCGACCCACTTGAGGTCGTCTTCGAGTTCACACACCTGGGATGCTTGCTCTTCCAGGCGGAAGATGCTCAGCACCAGGAAGCCTCCGTAGAAGAAGATCAGCAGAGCCATGAGGCTGTAAGCCAGCTTGGGATTCAAGCCTTGGCCGATGAGATGCCAATCCTGAGCCATGTCGAAGAGGCCGAAGAGAGCCATCAGGACACAAGCCGTGAGGGCAACCAGAACAGTGATGGTGTAGCGCATGAGGGAACTCCAGAGAAGATGAAGGAAGGCCGGTGATTAGCCGGCCAGGGAAGGTTTAGGGAGCAGTGACCGGAGTGGTCGAAGGCTGTTGTGCAGGTGCAGCAAGGCCATTGGCCAGCAGTGCTTGGCGGGTTGTGGCCTCGAGTACTGCGTTGCTCTGCAGGCGCTGCTGTCGAGCTTGGTCTGCGAAGGAGCCTGCGCTCTCTTCTGCCCAGGTAGACAGATGCTTGAGTGCAGTAGCACCACCCAAGGTAGCCTGGCCCAGCACCTCACCAGCACTGAAGAATGCGGTGAGCATGGCCCACAGCTGACGGAACATAGAACCCATGTGAAATCTCCTGATCAGGGAAGAATGGCAACATCGCCGCGTCCTGTCCGGAGGACGGATGCTGGGCTGCATGGGCAATGAACGAAGAGGGGGTAGGTGCCTGTGAAATACTTCTCCGGAGTGATGGGGGGGGGTACTTCCGAAGATTGGCGCCCTGCAGTCAGTACTGCATCCGTACCCAGCTCACAAAATTCTGAAAAACTCGCGGCTATTTTCTGGCTATACTCCCTCTCATTGGATGCGTAGACCCCTAAGGAGCGGGAGCTGCCTGTAAAGCAGCTGACTTTGCGCCCACTAGGCTCGATACCTAGAGCATCCACCAGTTTTATGGTGACGAGCGGCCAAGCCCTCAGTAGTTGGATCTGTACCCCAACCACCACTTTTCTCTTGGCAGATAGCTCAGTCGGTAGAGCACTCGGCTGTTAACCGAGCGGTCCCTGGTTCGAGCCCAGGTTTGCCAGCCAGAATACAAAAAGCCCCAGAGTATGGGGCTTTTGTTTTGGTTCTACGGTATAACCCCGATATACCAACTCTGGGTTGAATATGTCGGCACTCACTGTCGAACAGTTTCGGGCAGCTTTGCCTGACAAAGTGAAGAAATCTGTCAACCAACAGCTGGTTGACCAGGTGAATGCCACTCTGTCAGAGCCTGAGTTGTTCGAGGCATACCGGGACAACCTCCTCAGCTATACCAAGGTGATGGCTGATGGGCGGTTCAAGGTGTCTGAGTACATCAATGCGGTGAAGTATGTGAGCCACAAGCTCATGGGCTGCACCAATATCGATGCCTACAGCAAGACATTCCCGGACAAGATACTTCGCTTCCAGAGCGAAGGGGTGTCGTCTAAGGACATTGCGTCCTACGTCACGGCCTACAACAAATCCAAGCTGGTCAACCTGATTCTCGAGCAGACGCTGATTCCCAGCTATGTTCTGAACCAGGATCTGTACCAGAAGGCCTTGAATGTCCAGGCCGAGTTGATGGTGACAGCCAAGAGTGAAAAGGTGCGATCGGATGCGGCCAACTCGCTGCTCTCGCACCTGAAGATGCCTGAGAAGCAGACGGTTGAGCTCGATCTGACGGTCAAGGAAGACAGCTCCATTGGCCAGTTGCGGCAGGCCACCCTGGAATTGGTGCAGCAGCAGAAGCTCATCCTGCAGGCTGGTGTGATGAATGCGCAACAGGTGGCCCACAGCAAGGTGCTGGCTACCGGTTCTGTAGTAGATGTGCAAGCCAAGGAGATCTCACCATGACAGTCATTGCTTGGGATGGAAAGAACTTGGTCGCTGACAAACAGGCGACTGACTCGTGTGGGCTCAAGGGCACCGTCACGAAGATCGAACGCTTCGACTTCCACTACGAAGACGAGACGGTGGAAGAAGTCTTGGTGGGTGTGTGCGGTGACTTTTGCACCTCTGCAGCCTTGCTGCAGTGGTTCAAGGACGGGGCCAACCCGGAAGAGTTTCCTCCTCTGGATCCTGACCGCAGGGCTTCGCTGGTGGCGATCAGCAAAGAGCAGGGCATCCGCCTCTACACCGCTGGTCCGTACCCCATGCTGTTCGAGGACAAAACCGGTGCCTGGGGCTCTGGCCGTGACTTTGCCCTGGCAGCCATGCACCTGGGCCACGACGCCCTGAAGGCAGTGGAAGTGGCCTGCCTGTTCAATGTGGACTGTGGAAACGGGACGGATGTGCTGGGCTTCAGCGACATTCGATCCACGGACACCAAGCACTGATGGCTGCAGGCACCTCAGTAGCGAAGGCCCTGGCTTCGGCTGGGGCACGGGTCCATGAAGACGGCACTCCGTGGAAGGTCGAGGATTACCTCAACGCCACGGACTACGAAGTCGACCCTGCTTATGTCCCTTCGGACTTCGCTCTGGGGTTCATCACTTTCATCAAGCTGGTGAACGGTGAGCAGGGGGAGGAGAACCTGACCCCCCTGGTTCACTACTACATGCTGGACACGTTGGTCTGTGGCGGCAGGCGAATCATCAACTTGTGCCACCGGGGCATTGCCAAGACCACCCTGATGGGTGAGTACTTGTTCCTCTACGTTGCCACTTACGGTGAGCTGCCGAACTTTGGCAGCGTGAGCCTGGCCCTGTATGTCTCTGACTCCATCGAGAACGGTGTCAAGAACATGCGGAAGAACCTGGAGTTCCGTTGGGAGAACTCAGACTTCCTGAAGAAGTACGTGCCGGAGACTCACTTCACTGACATCCGGTGGGAGTTCCGGAACGCTGACGGCAAGGTCTTCATCGTCAAGGGCTACGGTGCCAAGACCGGTGTGCGGGGAGCCAAGGAAATGGGGCAACGGCCCCAAATGGCGGTGCTCGACGACCTGATTTCGGACGAGGATGCCCGTTCCGCAACGGTCATTGCAGCTGTGGAAGACACCGTCTACAAGGCGGTTGAGTACGCCCTGCACCCGAAGAAGAACATGATCATCTGGTCGGGCACTCCCTTCAATGCGAAGGATCCTCTGTACAAGGCGGTGGAATCGGGTGCCTGGGCGGTCAACGTGTTCCCTGTGGCTCAGGAGTTCCCGTGCCCCAGAGAGGACTTCCGTGGATCTTGGCCTGACCGGTTCACCTACGACTACGTTCAGAACCAGTACACCAAGGCTGTGCAGCTCGGGAAGCTGGACACCTTCAACCAGGAGCTGATGCTCCGGATCATGAGCGACGATGAGCGCCTGATCCGTGACCACGACATTGCCTGGTACAGGATCGACTCTGTTCTGCGGAACAAGGGCAAGTTCAACTTCTACATCACGACTGACTTTGCTACCAGTGAGAAGGAGAAGTCCGACTTCTCTGTCATCTCTGTCTGGGCCTACAACAACGCTGGTGATTGGTTGTGGGTGGATGGCCTGGTGAAGCGTCAGTTGATGGACAAGAACATCGACGGTTTGTTCCGGTTCTCTCAGATGTACCGGCCCCAACAGGTGGGGGTTGAAGTGAGTGGTCAGCAGGGTGGCTTCGTCACCTGGCTGCAGAACGAGATGCTCAACCGGAACATCTACTTCCCGCTGGCTAGCGAAGGCAACGACAGCAAGCCTGGCATCCGCCCGAACACAAACAAGTTGGTGCGCTTCAACACCATGGTTCCACTGTTCAAGGCACGGAAGATCTTCTTCCCCATCGAGAAGAAGAACAGCCCGGAGATCCAGCAGTTCATGAACGAACTGAGCCTGGTGACGCCTGGCGGCTTCAAGTCCAAGCACAACGACTGCAGCGACACCATCTCCATGCTGTCTTCACTCCAGCCCTGGCGGCCCAGCGAAGAGGCCCCCCTGGGCCTCGGAGATGGCGCCGGCATCTGGGAAGTCGAGTCTGGCCCTGCTTCCTCGAATCGAATGAGCTCTTACATCGTCTGATCGGATCCCTATGCAACTCTCCACTCTCATCGACAACCTGGCCGCTTCGGAGCTGGCACAGATCTCTCTCGGCACTTCCAATTCGGAGAACATCAGCGACGCCAACTTGGCGATCCTGGTGGGCCACGTGAACCTGGGGCTGATGGCGATCTACTCTCGCTTCAAGCTCAAGGAAGGCAAGCTGATTGTGCCGATCGAAGAAGGCGTGCTGCAGTACCCCTTGGCCGCAGAAGATCTGCTGAAGGTGGAGTCGGTCAAGACCGACACTGGCATGCCTTTCCCGATCAACGACAAGGGCAACCCCTACAGCTTGCACACCCCACGGGTGAAGCTGCTCGATGTTCCGGCAGTGGTGGTGGGGCAGGGGCCTGATCTGCCGGATGGCTACAAAACTGCTGCTCTGACGGTCGAGTACCGGGCTTCACACGCCCAACTTGAAGTCGAAGAAGTCGTCAACAACGGCGTCAATAGCGTGGAACTCGAGCTTCCCGGGGTCTACATGCAGGCTCTGATGTACTTCGTGGCTTCCCGTGCCCACAACCCTGCGGGCATGAGCAACGAATTTCACGCTGGGAACACGTGGTATGCCAAATACGAGGGGGAATGCATGCGCCTGAAGCTCGAAAACTACGAGATCGACCAGGCTGCGACGGTCAACCGAAAGGCTGCAAAAGGCTTCCCTTGAGGCCTTTTTCCCATGAAAAAAGCCCCCAATCGGGGGCTTTTTCGTTGCTGGGAGCTGCTCAGCTTCGGAAGAAGTAGTACAGGGCAAACAGAACCAGGGTGATGCCGCCACCTGCAGTTCCGCCTGCTTGAGTCCAGAAAGCGTCCCACCCGTCTTCGTTGTGCTTGGCCGGGTACTTTCTGTCGTAGTTCTCCTTCAGCTTGGCCAGCATTGCAGTCACAAGTTCACCGGAGATGAACGAGACCGCCATGGCCCAGTGCAGAGGCCACTTCAGACTGACCAAGATCAAGAAGACGCTGGGGGTGACCGCCACACGTGCAGCCATGCCCACCAGGAAGTGCAGACCCCAGTCGTGACGAAGGCCGAAGATCATGCTGCCTCCGAGAGCTTCTGCTTCAGGGCGTAGCCCATCAGCGGCCAGATCTTGTTGACTGCGTTGGCACGTGCCACCTTGCGGCCCACCTCGGCGTCGAAGTTCTCGGGGCTGGCGCACGCGGATTCGCCAGTGACGGTGAAGCCATTGGCCAGAACCAAGACACAGAAGGTCAGCAGAGTGAGCTCGACAGGAATCGTCACCTGGCCACGAGCGCCAAAGACGCCATCTTCACCAGTGAAGTAGTGCTCGCTGACGATGTTGGCTTCGATGTCAGCCGGCGTGACGCGCGGCGCGGTCAGGCCCTTGGCCTTGATCTCGGCCTCGATGGCGCTGTCGTCGGTGCGGGGAGATTGGATGCGTTCCATTGTCACTCCTTGGCTTCGGCTTGCTTGACCAGAGCCAGGCGCTCTTCGAGCACGCCCAGGTACAGCTCCATGAAGGTGTACTGGCGCTTCATCAGCTCTTGCTGAGCAGGCTCGACTTTCAGCCAGTCGGGGTTGGCGAAGAAGTCCTGCAGCTTGAGGATGTTGCCTTTCAGATCTTTGGCTTCGACAGCCAGGCGACCTTGCCAGGTCTTGGGCTCAGCAGCAGCTTTCGACTGCTTGGGGGTAGCTGCCGGAGCAGCAGCGTCGGGGGCTTGGGTTTCGGGAGTGGTCATGGTTTCTTTCAGGTGATGGGCTTAGCCGCCCGTGGAACCGAAGCCTCCGACCCCCCGGCCTGTGGCCGTGAGCTCTTCGTCTTCGGAGACTTCTTCAAGGCGCACGTCCAGGACGGGCACCAGAAGGAACTGGAGAACACGGTCGTCTTCGTTCCACAGGAACGGAGTAGGCGACTTGGTGCGGAGAACTGCTTTCCACTCACCCCGGTAGTCGGAGTCGATGACGCCGCAGGTGTTGTTCAGTTCCAGGCCGTGCTTGGCACCAGCGCCCGAACGAGGCAGCAAAAGCGCCACATACCCAGGCGGAACCTCAGCAGCAAACCCCAGAGGGATGGTTTTGTGCTGGTTGTAGCCAACACTGCCAGCAACTGGCATGTAAATATCGAAGGCACCCGCACCATCAGTACCTTTTGTCGGCATTCTGAAGTTTGGGTGGAGCGCTTTTACTCGCATTGGGAAAGTTTCCTTTACAGTGTGGAAAGTGGATGAAGTGTATCCCAACATACTCAGGACAACACGGATGGAAAACCAAGCTGATACTACCCAAAACCAGGGTATGCCAGAGAAACTGGTGAATTGGGCAAATGCTCCGAAGCTGTCAGATTTGAAAGCTGACCTGGTCGAAGCAAAACCGATTCATGATGCCAAAACGGGCAAGATCACCCAGTGGCTGAAGAACCTGGAAGAGGGCGGCACGGCTCCTGCTGGAACTCCTGGAAACGCTTCCAAGATCGCCCCGAAACTGATTCGGAAGCAGGCTGAGTGGCGGTATCCAGCCCTGAGCGAGCCGTTTCTCAGCACTCCAGATGTGTTCAACGTCTCCCCTGTGACCTGGGAAGACCGCAAAGCAGCACAGCAAAACCAGCTTGTGTTGAACCACCAGTTCAATACTCAGATCGACAAGGTTCGATTCATCGACGAGTACGTCCGTACTGCTGTCGACGAAGGTACTGTTCTGGTTCGAGTGGGCTGGGAGTTTGAAGAAGTCGAAGTTGAAGAAACCGTGGCTGATGCCAGGTATGTCATCGACCCCAACTTCGGCTCAACCATCGAGTTCTTGGAGCAACTCAAGCAGCAGGATCCGGTGCGCTACAAGTTCGAGGTGCCCGATGAGCTCAAGCAAGCTCATCTGCTTTCGCAAGAGCACGGTGCCCCTGTTCGTCCTGATGTCCAGAAGTTCACCAAAGAGAGGGGCTTCAAGACCGTCAAGAACCGCCCGACTGTTGAGATCTGCGACTACCGAAACGTGGTTGTAGATCCCACCTGTCACGGGAACCTGCGCAAAGCCCAGTTCATCTCGTTCTCATTCGAGAGCTCGATTTCTGAGCTGAGCAAAGACTCGAAGTACAAGAACCTGAACTTCGTGAACCCCAGCAACCACTCGGTGCTGGCGACTCCGGACCACGGATCCAGCAAGGATTCCGGGGCTGAGAACTTCAACTTCAAGGACAAGGCCCGGCAGAAGTTCGTGGTTCAGGAGTACTGGGGTTTCTGGGACATCGACGGCAGTGGCAAGACCGTGCCGTTCGTTGCAGCCTGGGTGGGTGATGTGCTCATCCGCATGGAAGAAAGCCCGTTCCCGGACAAGGAACTGCCCTTCGTCCTGGTGCAGTACCTGCCCAAGCGCAAGAGCACCCATGGTGAGCCTGACGGTGCGCTGCTGGAGGACAACCAGAAGGTGATGGGTGCAGTCACCCGAGGGATGATCGATCTGTTGGGCAAGTCAGCCAACGGCCAAACCGGCATGCGCAAAGACATGCTGGACACCACCAACCGTCGCAAGTTCGAGGCTGGTCAGGACTACGAGTTCAACGCTAACGTGGACCCTCGTGTGGGCGTCCACATGCACACCTACCCGGAGATTCCTCAATCAGCCCAGTTCATGCTCCAGATGGTGAACATGGACTCGGAGTCCCTGACCGGTGTGAAGAGCTTTGCCGGTGGGGTCTCTGGCCAGAGCCTGGGTGATGTGGCTGCCGGTGTTCGTGGCGCTCTGGATGCTGCATCCAAGCGTGAGCTCGGCATCCTGCGCCGACTTGCTGAAGGCATCGTTCAGATCGGCCGCAAGTTCATTGCCATGAACGCGGAGTTTCTGTCCGAAGAAGAGGTCATTCGGATCACCAACGAAGACTTTGTGCTGGTTCGTCGTGATGACCTGGCCGGCAACTTCGACCTGAAGCTGTCGATTTCGACGGCAGAAGAGGACGACAACAAAGCCCGTGAACTGGCTTTCATGCTGCAGACCATCGGCAACGACATGGACCCTGGCATGAGCAAGATGATCCTCAGCGACATCGCTCGCCTGCGCAAGATGCCTGATCTGGCCAAGCGGATTGAGAGCTATCAGCCGCAGCCTGACCCGATGCAGCAGCAGATGCAGCAACTGCAGATTCAACTGCTGCAGGCTCAGGTGCAAGAAACCATGGCCAAGGCTATGAAGCTCCAAGCCGACAGCCAACTGGCAGGCGCCAAGGTGGGCACTGAGGCAGCCAAGGCGGGTGATTTGCAGTCAGCCGCTGATCTCAAGAACCTGCAGTTTGTTGAGCAGGAATCTGGGGTTACTCAAGCTCGTGATCTCCAACTCCATGGTGAGCAAGCCCGTAGCCAGGCTCAACTCAAGGTCTTGGATATGGGGGCACGGCGCGAAGAGAAACAAATGGACCTGGTCAAGGAGTACATGAAAGCCAGGATGATGAAGAAGGCAGCGTGATATTCTGATTTTCCGGTGTATATTCCGCCCAAGGAGTTATACCCCGTTGAAACAGTATCTCGGATGAGCACCAAACTACTTCAGAGCCTGGACAAAGATATTGAGCACTACAGTGCTGCAGTGAAACTCGCTGCAACACTGGAGCGTTTGATGAACAGCCGGGACTTCCAAGAAGTCGTGCTGACTGGCTACCTCCAAAAGGAAGCTGTTCGGCTGGTGCACCTGAAAGCTGCCAAGAGTGAGCAATCTCCTGAAGCCCAGCAGGCCATCGTGTCCAAGTTGGATT